ATAGCCCTTGCTAAAGTGCTGGATCCGCTTGCGGACTTTCTCGGAATACTCGGTCAGCTCTTCGTCCGTCACATCAGGTGGCGGGTCAGAAGGCTTACGATTACGGTCCTGCGGTGGGGTATCGTCAATAACTTCGACTTCCAGTTCCGCAGACTCTTCTTCTGGAGCTTCCTTTTCTTCTGGTTCAGAAGACTCTTGCAGGGCTACTTCTTCGCCCTTTTCATCTTCCTCGCCGGGAAAAGTAAACTCTACTTTTTCCATTTCTGCCATGTTGTTCTCCTTATGCTCGCGTGACGCCACGCGGATCTGCCACCACGGCCTCGATTGAGTCGTCATTCATGATGCGGTACTCCACACCATTGACTTTGAATCGGGTGCCAGTATTGGCCCGGAACATTACATAATCACCGACTTTGCACCAAGGGCCGCCCGGAAAACGGGTCTCGTCCTTGTATGCCTGCTCGCCCATGTCGAGTACAAGACCCACAACAGTCAGGATCTTTTCTTCGTGAAGCGTGCGGTCTGATTTAATAATGCCACTTTCAAACTTCTCTTCTACTTTTGGCAACGCAATCAGTAAGCGGTAGCCGACTGGTGTTGGTAGTTGCGCTTCAATCTCTTCGTCAGAGATCGGTTGTTGAGTTTCACTCATCGTCATCTTCCATAAAGTTACGCGACAGGTCTTTGGTGTTTTGGATTGCAAGCTGGAGACCCCGGATCCGGCCTACAACTTCCCTGTATTCCTCGAAGCTTTTTGCTCCTCCGTTTACAAGAAAGGTGGTGGAAGAGGAAATATCCTCTTCAAATTTTTCAATCAGCGCGTCAAAGACGGTTTTAGCCATGTTTAGCCTTTAGATTGTTTGTTTTTGGTAGCAGCCAAGGTCTTCAATGCGTCCACCTTGATCTTGGCGGTGGCATTGCGCTCTTGGGTTTGGAGTCGTGCAGCCTCTTTTGAGGCGTCAATTTGAATCCGTTCTTTCTCAAGTTGCAGCTTCTGCGCCTGAATCTGTGCATCCACTTGGTCTTTCTGGGCCTTGCGCTGGACTTCGGCCTGTTTGATCTGCACTTCAGCCTGTTGCAACTGAATGAGTGGGTCTTGTGCCTGCTGCTGTGCCTGTGCGGCGGCGGCCTGTTGCTGGTGCGCTTGCGTAAGTTGCTTGCCTGCATCGGCAACCAAACGGGACAACTGCACTTCGACTTCTTCTGGCAACTCTTCGTTGGGCGGAGGGAGTGCCACACCAAGACGCTCTTCCATTTGCTGGCGATATTGGAAAGCAAGATGCTCGGCCAAGTGCGCTTGCAGTGCCGACATGATCTGTTGCGCCATTGGGTTTTGGCCAATTGACTGCATGATCATCGGATCTTGCATAAACGCCATGTGCGCAGCGATGTGTGCCTGATGGTCTTGGTAGATAAATGCCTTGAGTGGCTTGCCAATCAGTGCGTTCATGTTCTCGCTGACTGGATCGGCTGGCTTGGCATCCTCAGATGTTGGCACCAACTTATCGGCGTTCTTGACACCCAAGACTTCAATCATCTGACGGTGCAATTGTGGCAGGTCATAAATCTGCGGTGCCATCTGCGCCATTTGTAATACGGCCTGATACTGCACCACTTTTTGCGCCATTGTGCTGGCGTTCGGGTCGGAGACCGGAATCACTTCCACCATTGCATAGTCTGCTTGGCGGGCGCGTGCCTCACCACGGTGTGGCTCGTACTGATATTCATCTGGTGCGTATTCAGCAATGATGGCTTTCAAGAGTTTGAACTCCTGCTTCATTGCAAAATGCACACGGGCTTGCACCGCAGCCATTGGCTTTAGCACACGCTCTAACAGAGCCAGTGTCGTGCCGACAGGTGCCTGCGCACTCATGTCAGAGATGTTCATGTCACTGATGGCACCCAGACGGCGGCCCTCTTGCGTGATCTGGTTAAGCAATGCCAGCAACACTTGTGACGGCTCCTTGTAGGGGAGCGTCATGATGTTATCTTTGATGGCGCCGCTTGGTACGTCTACGTCACGGAACTCACCGGGGCCAATCGGTGTGTCATCGCCTTTGATACGAAGGCCGCGAGATTTCAGTCCGCCCGGTAGGTTAGATAGTGTTCCGGCGTCCACAAGCTGTCGAATAAGTGACGTGCCTGCACGAGCATATCCACCGATGATATGGATAAGCCCCAGACCGTAGAAGCCAAAACCGGGAACATAAACGTAGTGGACGAAATGGTTGCGCTTGAGCATAAGCTCATCATCTGGATCCCAGTTTCGACGCACTGCCAATACCTTTTGTGTGCCTCGCTCGATGGTGACAACATAGGGTTTTGCAATTTGTACATCGCCGTCCTCCTCATCCAAGCCGTCAATAATCAAGTCGGCATGGATCTCGTATAGGGTGTAACGATCATCATTGGTCAACTCATAGCCACCTTCTTCGGCTTTCTTCTTTTCAATGTCCGAGAAGAATGTCTGTGGCTCACCAAGGTCGGTGTTGATATAAAAACCAGCCGCTTGTAGCTTGGCAATTTCATTTTTGGTCTTGCGCATCACATGGGTGACACGCTCGGCAGCTTCAATGTGCGATGCACCATAAGGCACGATCACATCTTCTGCCGGAATGTAAATAGAAACTTGGCGGCCAATGTTGGGGTCAAAGTACACCTTCTTGAAGGCAGAGCCTGCAAGACCCAATGAATAGAGCATGCGCTCATGTTCACTGCGGTATTCGACCATCTTCTCGGTCAATTCATAGTTCATGTCATTTTTGACACGCACTGCGGCCTCAAACTTGTCTTTTGTTTCTTGACCAATGATTTTGGTGCGGACTGGACCGGCTGCCGGGAAGGTCTCGCTCATGGTCTCGGCTTGGAACCGAATGGCGGCTTCTGCCAATACTGTGGAGTACACGCCGCAAGCGTCATCCCAAGGTTCAGTGCGCTCTTCGTATTTGAAACCCAAGACTTCCAGACCTTTGACGTATGTATCGGCCCAGTCTTTGCGGGCGTTCACATCGCCATCGACACATTCCACCAGTTCATCGGCCAGTGATTGCAGGGTGTTTTCGTCCAAGTATTCGGCCAAGTTGGCGTCGAAACCGGCTTCTTCTTCCTGTTCTTTGCCGCCAATGGTGATCTCCACCGACCCGTCTTCATTGGTTTCGATTTCAATACCGGGCAGTTCAATTTCTTCTCCCGGCGCCATCATGCCCTCGACTTCCATGATTTCTTCGCCATCGGGTGCCTGATAGAGTGCCTTTTCAATATTGGTTGCCATAGCCTAGTCCTTAGTAATAACCGCTGCGTCGTTGTTTGAAATACTGAATGTCGTCTGGCTCGTCCAGATCGGTCTTGATAAACCCACCGTTTCTAAACCGCATTAGGGCTAACGACACTGTATCTGTCAAGTCGTCGTGCTCAGAATTCGGGAAGCTCGCAACCTCGTCAATAACTTCATCGGCCCATGCCCGATTGGGCGCCCAGATCCGGCCAGAGGCAAACAAGTCTGAAACGGCGTTCAATCGTGTCACTTTGGTATTGGGATTGTTGGCCGCGCCACGTACCGGCGTGTACTCCTGCACGGCAATCCCCATCTTTCTCAGTTCATAAATCAATGGGGCGCCAGACGCCTTCTTTTCAATGATCAGGGAGTCAGGCGTCCACTCTTTGTATTCTTCCAAGACCCGTCGTTTCAGGTCCGGAAACTCCAGCCGGTCCTTAAACGCATTGAGCAAGATCAGATTGGTCTCGTATTCACCCCGTTCATTGGGATGATTAAAGACACCCCATGTTGTGCAGGCCGAATAGTCGGCGCGGCGGGTGGCTTCAAAGGCTGTGTCCCATGCTTGCAGGATAAATTCACACGGCGGGGGTGAATCTTCTTGCCAAATCTTCCACCACTCCCGTTTTACGATGGCGGCAGACTCAGATGTTGGGTTTTGTTGGTACTGGGCCTGCCATTTGGCGTTAGGCAGTTCCGCCCGCAGTGCTTCTAATTCCTTGATGGGCCAGAATTCCGGCCATAAAGGATTGCCAGACGGCATGATGGCTGGAAACTCAATGATTTCCCAACCTTCACCACCCCGTTGGGCTTCGGCCTTCAAAACTTGCCCCACCAAGTCTCGCTTCGACCATCTGGTCATGATTATTACAATGGCACCTCCCGGCTGAAGACGCTGCCGTGGTCCTGACGAGTACCATTCGTACACTTTATCGAAGACTTCTGGGTTGGTGGCGGCCAAAGCGGCCTCTTGTTCCGAGTGTGGATCGTCAATAATCAGCAAATCGGCACCTTTACCCGTCACCGTACCGCCAACACCGATAGCAAAGTACTCGCCGTTCATATTGGTGGACCATCGACCGGCTGCTTTGGAGTCGTGCCGCAAAGAAACGTTCGGAAACACCGCTTGATAGCGCTCAGAATCCACCAGATTTCGCACTTTTCGGCCAAAACCGACAGCAAGTTCTGCCGTATTGGAGGTCTGAATGATCTTTTTCCCCGGATATTTGCCCAAAAACCACGCCGGAAGCATGTACGACCCTAGCTCGCTTTTTGTGTGCCTCGGTGGCATGCAGATAATCAGCCGTTTTAACTTCCCTTCAGCGATGTCTTCAAACTTTTTTGCCACAACAGCATGGTGCCTGCCCGGAATAAACCCCGGCCACATCTCCCGAACAAAGTTCAAAAATCCTGTTTGACACTTTTCCCGTGTGAGCGCCTCTTGATACTGCGCCGCCATCATCAGAACCTTCTCCCGTTCTGCCGCAGGCAAGCGGTTGATCAAGTCTTCAATCTTCATTCAATGTCCTGAACCCGCATATAAGCAGGCCGAATAGAACGCGCCCGTCTCCGCGTCCCCTTACACAGCCCCAACTCCACCAACTTCCACATCTTCCTCGACACATTGCTGCGCGACTTCTCCCCAGTAATCAGCAATACATCATCCACCGACGGCCCAAACCCAAATCGGTTCCAATACTCCTCAATCACCAAATAAATCGTCTTCTGCGCTTCCGTCACGGCTGCCAACTTCTCCAGTTTGCGTTGTTCCCTAGTCAGTCCCATCCATTAACCACCCATTTCCATCCGTTTATTTTTATATACCCCCCACCCCTTTTTATTTCCAACACATAAGGGGGGGTTAAGCCAACCACTTATTCCACTTGACCACCCACAATTTCAACACCCCACCCCCCCCTAACATTGTTATCCTGTACGCACAACTTCACCCAACTTGTCCGGAGGAGAAGGCTAACATATGTTAGCCCTGTTGTACGGACAAGAAGGCTAACAATGTTAGTTGCGCCATGAGTTGCGGGTCGATATTTACGGCGAGACGGGAAAGCGTGACCATTGTTTTGGGGGCAATTCGTTTGAGCGGGATAGTATGCAAACTCTCCTCCGGTTCCATCAATCCAATTTGGGGGTGTGCCCCTCGGGTGGGGTCGCGTCCGGGGCGTTTTCAACTTCGTTGGCGTCTGTCTCGATTGTGTCGGCGTCTGTCTTGGCGTTCAGTTCGGCCAGCAGGCTTGCGGCCGCGCTATCATCCACATCGGTGGCCCCGCTCTTAATGGCAGACATAAGGGAGTCCATCAATTGCGCCCGCGCTGTCTGGCTGTCGGTGGTCTTGATGACTTCCCGGCGCTCAGTAAAGGCCGCGACTTCAGTTACAGTCCCCAGCAACTGCAATGCCCGCAGTCTTTGGGCCGCTGGAAGATCCTCGTCGATGGCGTGTCGGGTAAGTTCTGACACTACGAGCGCCCTCAATTGGGCCGGGGTTTGCAGTCTTTGCACCTCTAGCGCCCTGTTAATGGCCTCGCTATACATCTGGATTCTAGTATCGCCTGCCAGCTTCGCCCCGTTCTGGTGT